AAATCAGATCAGACAGCTTTATAACTATTTACTAAATTTGGGCAGGGTATCTTCAGACCCTGAGGGGTCGCGAAACAATGTTGCTATTAATCGCAAATAACTTCTCTCTGTTGTCTTCCACTTCACCCTGTGAGCTCTCTGAAAGAGAAGTCACTTCTTCTCCCTCTAATTTGAAAGTAGTAAGAACTCTGGTGTGGATGGTTGTTTTAGTAAACTACCTACATCTAACTAAATGTTTTGGTGAAACAGAAATTTGGGTCATGGCTTGGGACAGGTATAAAACTAGATCAGTTTAAGCTTGGTTGTGGAATTCAAAACTTCTCCACCTGATAAACATATTTCTAGCACTCAATCAAATGTAAAACAAAACAATAAAAACATTAGTGGACAACATGAAGTTGACAAAAGTGGATATTTCTCCTACTTGACATCAATAACAACTTGGCTTGTGGATCTCTGATGCCATCTACATTTTTATCAATAAGAAAGAAATTAACAAGAAATATAATGGAAAACCAATTTCAAAACCGTTGTTATTATTATAGAATAAGATTTTCCATTTTGGCCCTGCTGCCGATAGTGCAAGAAGAGTTTGAAGATATCAAAAGGGTAATCAGAATCTGTATATTGAAGGACAGAAAACACAATGGCAAAAAAAATGGACAAAACGACAAACAACGATCTACAAAACATTACATATATAAAAAGATCGAGTAACACAAACCCCACTAAGACTGGGGATGAACTCGGGTTATAATAGGATTAAATGCCAGGCAGATGGCCAATAGAGTGGCTACTTTGTAAAAACATTTCCTCTTACAGTTTACAAACATATTCATTAAGCATGTGACGTTTTAATGATTATAATCAAACGTTACAGAAATTATAACTATATTTTAAGTCAGCCATTTTCAACATTTTCAGTAGACTGTGCAATTAACCTTTTCCAGTTTTCAACGCAAATCTTTGAAACTTTTATCATATTGAAGTCAAAATGAGAATGATCTATAAGTTTGCATGAAGAACTTTACATTCCTATGAATTAATCCACAAGTCTTTTTCTCTTCAGTTAAGATTTGCTTAGTTAATAGGTCAGCCTGCTTATCTGCTTGCTGTTTACCTAAGATAAACTGCATGGAACCTTGTAAAGAGCTCTGAAGTGCTCCTAAGTACACTGTAGCATAATCTTTACCTGTTATCCTACCCAGGTTGAATTGTGCTGATAAATGTGTATTCGCAGCCTCCATTAAGTCATCGAATATACCACTTCCAGTAACGGTATATTTACCATCTGTACTAGTAGTTAGACTACTAGCTTGGGTTATGTCTGCGTTACTGATTGTTGCCATATTATTATCCTACTGAACTTGTCGCTTTTTGTCTAATTGCTATTTTATCAATCTCACCTTGAGTTAACGCAGGTAATACCTCTACATTATAAGATTTAATCTTAACAGCTTCCATAGTGTCTTGGCCATTACGCGTAACCTTTTTAAAGATTTGACACTCAGTTGCAACAATATTTTGGTAAATAATATTAGGTATGTGCCATCCCTCTTCATTATTAAAAGGTACATACTTTTTAACAGCTTTACCATTATTAATTACATTACTACCATAGGTGAAAATTTCACCACCAGATTCAAGTTTAAGTGGGTCATTAGGTCTAACAATTACTCTGATTAATTTCATAGCATCATCATTACGTAAGCCCTCTAGTTCAACTCCATTGATTTTAAAATCATCTAGCATGTCCTCTGTTACTACAGTTACATTATTAGTTGTTTCCATTACTGTTGCTTCCATTTTAGTATCCTCATTACCGTTAATATTATTTAGTGCCTCCACTAATTTTGTTCTTTTAGAATTAAAATGCATCTTTATACCGTGTTCGGCTAGCTTATCGCTTATTTCTTTTGATGTCATAGTTTCAATGTTCATAGATTCCTCCCGGGAATTAGTGAGGTAGCCCGCATCGCACTTACGTGCTAACGAGCTACCAAAGTTAAAGCTTTACGCTTTAGTCCAAATAAGACCTAGACGCTCAGCACGTAGTGCCATAAAGCCATAGTACCATTTGATTGAGTAGAAACCTTTCTCACCGTACGGATCGTTAAGGTCTGCAATCTCTTTACCTGGCTTCTTGTGAGTAGTAGTGAATTTCACAGTCTTACCATCAGTTTGGAAACCGATAGTAGTAAATGAACCATCACCTACAACAAGCATAGGGTAAATATCGATACCAGCTGCACCAGCACCTGCATCATATAACATCTCAGGAACTACAACGATACGGAACTGGTCGATTGCACCAATTTCACCGTTAAGCACATTAGCTGCATCAGCATACTTCTCTACACCAGTAAAACCTGAACCTACAGCTGAACCAGTATCAATACCCTTCATCTTACGAACCATAGGGATTAAGTCTGGACCGATGTACATTACACGACCACCATTAACAGTCTTAGTATCTGTCATACGCGAACCAGCAATAATCTTGGTCTGCTTAGGAGTCTTATTATTATCTAAAGCAATAGATAACGTCATTAGGTCATTGTAAGTAGCAGTAGCATTAACATTTACTTTAGCTACACCACCCATATGATATACAGTACCAGCATTGTTAAGTAAGTCTACTTGTAAAGCAGCTTCAGTTAACTCAGTTGCACCGACAACCATTTCTTCAGTGATGTGTGACATCAACTCTGAATCACTGTCAAAGTCTAAAGACTCTTGAGTGTACTCAGTGAAGAAACCTTGCTTAATGATTGAACCCGTAATTTGAGTACGAGTAAAACCAACACGGTTCACACGGCCACCATTCTCAGTCAATGCAGGAAGACGATCAGCAATAACACCGATATCCTTAGAAGAACCATAAAGGTTACCAGAGTTTTGCTTAGCGTAAACATTAGCCGTTGGAGCTATAGCTAATGCATATGATGCATAAGTAGATGAAACTATAGTACCTGCCGCATTCCAACCAGTGAACTTAGTACTATCAATTACAGCACCTGAAGCATCTAAGCCCTGGTCATTGATATTTAAGTTATCTAGTAAAGGCTGATAAACGTCTTGTTTAATAGTCTTACCGTGATGCTTAGGCATTGCACGTACATCAGCCAAAGGCATGAAGTACTGTTTATCGCGTGAAGCGATTAGCGCTTTTTTGTAATAAAAATCAGTCCGCGCTTGAGGACCAATAGGTGTTCCATATGTTAAAGCCATGATATTCTCCTATAAAGCTTTATTAAATTAACCACTAGCTTCTAATTTCATGAATTCTTCATCAGTCATCTTCAAATAATTCGGAGTAGATGAAGTCTTCTTACTAGTAGTCTTCTTTGTAGATCCTGCTGCTTTACGTTTCTGTTTAAGCCTTGCAGTATCCACTTCATTTGCTTTAGTCTGTGGTACAGATGCATTAGGAGGTGTATTACCGTGTCCCTCATTAACTAATTCGCCCTGAGTCTGGAGATATTCAGCTACTTGTCTATAAGCTACTACATCAGGCACATTATCTAATCTACCTACTGCTCGCTCAGAGTCAATTATTGACTGAACTCTATCGTAAACCCCATTCGTAATGTGGTCGTTGATAATAGAAATTATCTCTGGGTTATCTGATATTAATTTCTTACTTTCACCATCCCATTCTTTAGATAAAACGTTAATAGTTTTACTAAAGGAAGGCGAATCTTTAATCTCATCTAACACCTGATTTAACTTAAATTCCTTATCAGATACTTCGTAGTCAGTAGGTTTGTAATCCACTTCTTTATCAGTATCTATATCTAACGGATCAATGCCACTTTCTTTAATAAGTTTAGCAATTGCTTGAGGGTTCTTTTTAGATAAGTCAATTAGGTTATTCAATTTATTACGATCTAATAACCCTTCCTTTTCTAACATGTTTACAATCTTAAGATTAGGATTTAAAGCCTGCATCTTTTGATTATAGTCAGCACCCTTTTGCATTAACGAAATAGCATCATCGATATTATCAACTTGCATCATTCGCTTACTAGCCTTAAACGGTGACATAATCCGTTTATATGCACCCTCAAAATCTACTCCGGCAGTTTCTTGAGTATCCTCATTCGTTTCAGCCGTTTTGGTATTTGTAGTTACATCTGTATCCTGAGACTCTGGATCTGTATCATCATTTGGCGTTTCATCCTTCTTTTGAGTATCCTCAAAAGGGTCGGTTACTTCGTCACCTGAATCATCTTCTTCAGCTTCATCGGTGTTACTTTCGGACTCTTCAATTTCTTGAGTGGTGTCCTCATTCGCTACAACTTCAGGAGTTTGCTCTCCTTCTGCTTCAGCAATCTGGTTAGTTGCTTGAATTTCTAGATCTTTATCTAGTTCTTGTTCAAGCATACTTAAATCTTGTTTTAGGAATTCTTCATCATCCATTCCTAGTGCGTTATCTAATGCCATTATGCTAGTCCCTCCTGTAGAATATTTGCTTTAGTTTCTTCATCTTCAACAACTTGTTG